AGAAAATGCTTCTCAAGGAAGAGCCGCCTGGCGCGGCCGCAAGGAAAGTCCTTGACCACCCGGCGCCAACGACCACTAAGGCCGCCGACGCCATCCTCTAGACTGCCGAATCCAAAGGCGGTTGAACGGATGGAAGGCAAGAGACGGGGTAAACCACCCCTCGCCTTGAACATTTTCGAGTTCAAAGAGAAGTAACGGGAAGAGCGCACTGTCTTCCCAACCGACAGGGTCAAACCGGATCCTACCACCCCCCTCTCCCAACGATCTGCCACGTCTGGACGTGACCGGAACACAATATCGTCTCCGTTGATCTTGACCGGGATCTCCTTCGCGCCTGTACCTGTATAGTAGCGGAATGCTAGATAATTAACCAGGCACAGGAGAGGGAAAGAGAGGAGGTTTCCCATCAATTGGCCGCTTCGCTGTCGCACGATTTGCGCACCGGCGCAAATGTCCATCTCCTGCGACCTATAAGCAAGATCTTTGATGTGATCGGGCACAAACATCGTACCCCTCAATATACGTCTCAGTATCAACTTCTGAACCCATATATTGAGATTATCTGTGGCACTCTCATAGTCGCCACTGATAAAGATCTCACCGCTCACGCTCTCAAATCTTTTGAACTTGCTTACATCGGCTTCCCCACGGAGAAGCCAATCGAAACGACTAATCCGGTTGTAGATAGACGTATGTAGAGGACGTAACATGTTCAACTCGACGTCACCAGACGAGATGATCCTCCACTTACCCCCCGTCTCGACCGCACTAACGCGGGACGGAAGAAATTTTGTCGCAGTCTCCTCACTGAGAGACCTCATAACGAACTCGAAATGACTGTTCCAGTGGTCATCTCTCGACAAAACCTCCAATCTACAACCACCCTTCGACCGACTGCGCTGGACGCAACTACTAGTAGTCAGGACACTACTAAAGCACGCGTTGGGATAATACTCCTTATCCCATCCAGGAGGGAACATCCTCACTATCTCATCTTGAACAAACTTCAGAAAGCGACCGTCCGGCAACGGACTCTCTCGTCGCATTTTCTCAAGATAAGAATCACAATCGGGTTTCGGGGATGGTATACATTTCCGAAATAGAAATAATGACATAGAAATGGAAGTGCGAGTGTCGCGAGACATTCCATCTATTACGCTATGCCATATATGAGACCGATCCCCCTCAAGTAGTCCGCAACAGAACTGCTTGAGGGTTCGACAAGAATCGGGTCCGGAAGGGATCACAGGAATTGGAAGGCGACATCCGTAGATGTCACCCAACAACTCCGCAAAGTGAATAAACCCCGACCGAACCTTACAACCCACTGAGAAAAACGCAGGCGTTTTTACATTCTCAGACCCGGGCATGTCCTCCAATGAGCAGGGCATCAACACGAA